ACAACGTTCAAGCGGCTTCTTATCAAGGCTTCCTTGGTAACAGCACCCGTGGCACTTTGGTTGCCAACAAGCGCGTCAGCGTGACCTTTGATGTTGAGCTGTCTGGTTCTGGCACTGCTGGCACCGCCCCTGCCTTCGGTCCGCTGCTGAAGTCCTGCGGCCTGAGCGAGACGATTGCTTCTTCCACCTCGGTGACCTACGCCCCGGTAAGCAGCAGCTTCAGTTCCGCCACGATCTACTGCTTCTACGACGGCACCCGCCACAAGATCACCGGCGCACGCGGCACTGTCAGCTTCAACCTAACTGCTGGTCAGTTTGCTGTTGCCAGCTTCCAGTTCATCGGCATCTACAACGCCCCTGACGGCACCGCCCTGTCTGGCTCCTTCACTGTTGCCAACCAGGCTGCTGCCATCGAGGTCAACGACACCAACGTGACCACGGCCACTTTCCACGGTGTGACCAGCTCCCGCATTGAGTCGTTCGACATGGCGCTCAACAACGAGCTGCTATACAAGGAGACCGCTAGCTCTCAGGAAGTGCTGATTACCAACCGCGCCCCTGGTGGTACGGCTGTGATCGAGGCTCCTGCTGTTGGCACCACTGACTTCTTTGCCAAGGCTGTTGCTTCTGCCACTGGTTCCACCAGCCTCGTGCTGGGCGCCACCGCTGGCAACATCGTCACGCTGAACGCAGCGCAGACAGACATCACCGGTTGCAGCTACGCTGATACTAACGGCGTAATCGCGCTGTCCATGCCGTATTTGGCTCTGCCCACCACGGCTGGCAACAACGAAGCTTCGCTGGTGTTCACCTGATCTCTGTTCATGGCCTTCGTCCTCAAGAAGACTGCTTCCTACAAGTGGGAAGTCAAAGTTGAGATCCCCGTTGATGGGAATCGCTTTGAGTCTCAAACGTTTGAGGCAGTCTTTAAGAAGATCAGTCGCTCGGCCTTCAATGCTCTTGTCGAGAAGGGTGATGACGCCCTGCTTGATGGAATTCTTGAAGGCTGGGATGGCATCAATGACGAATCCGGCAAGCCAGTTCCTTTTACTGAGAAAAACAAGAAGGAGCTGTGTGACGACCCCTACGTCATGAAGGCTTTGATTCAGGCGTATGCCGATAGCGTCACTGGGGTGCCGGCAAAAAACTAAAAGACGCCGCTGAGTACTGGGCGAAAGGCGGCGTTGTAGACGAACGTGAGGCCGACCTGAAGGCTCTTGGCGCAAGCGAGGAGCAGATCGCCGCTGCACGTCTGCAAGCTGCTCAACAGGATTGTGAGATCTGGGAGGAGAACTGGGAGGTTGTGTTGATGTTCATCCGCATGTCGACGCAATGGCACACGAGCATGGCTGGATTGACGGGACTGATCTACCCGAGTTTGGAATGGCTCTGTAAGCTGTATTCAGTCAAGGATCCTGTTGCCATCTTCGAAGGCGTGCAGGTGATGGAAATGGCTGCCCTGGCCGTTCTGAACGCAAAACGATGAGCCAAGTCACTGAGCTGCTACTAAGAATCAGGCAACAGGGTGATCAGCAGCTTGTAAAACTGCAAAACACCTTTAAATCGCTTGGCCAGCAGACTGCGGCTGCGAATGTAAATTTTAAAGAATTAGCGCAGGAACTCAAAAAGGTTCAAGCTGGTTCCGCGCAAAGCATCAATAATCTCAAGGGTTATGCATCTGCTTGGCGTGAAATTGCGAACAGCGTAGATACATCATCTGATGAGTTTCGTATTGCGCGTCAAGAAGCTGATGCCCTTGATGCAAGACTGAGCGGATTTCAAAACAATCAAAAAGCTGTTGCCAATAATTTCAGAAGCATTGCGAATGCAGCCAACCAAGCAAATGTTGCAATCCGCACGACCAACGGTTTAATTCGTGATCCTCTTACTGGTGCCTATCGCGGCGTTGCTGGCGTAACTCAATATGGCGCACCGATTGGTCCGGCTGTGCCGCCCAATTATTCAAATCGCATTGCTCAACAACAACGTGAAGCAGATGCTCAGGCAGCACGGGATGCTCGTCGTCGAGCAATTATGGAGCAGCGTGCTGCTTATGCAGGGGAGGTATTAGGTACTCGTGATCCGCGTACTGGAGCATTGATTGCTGGTGGTACAGGGCAGTTTCGTGCTGTAGGTACTCAATACGCTCAACCGATTGGTCCTGCATTGCCTCCTGCCGCAAGAAGGCGATTGGGTCTTAGGCAAATTGCTGGAACCGCTGGAACGATTTCCGCTGCTGGCGTTTTTGGTGGCATTGAAGGTCTATTGGGCGCTGGCATTGGCGCTACGTTTGGCGGTCCTTTAGGCGCCGCTACTGGTGGTGCCATTGGCGCACAAGTTGGGATGGCTAGGCAAGCGTTGGGCGGAGCTGCAACATATGCCGCTGAAATCGCCAAGCAACGCCAAGCTCTGCAACTTGTCACCAAAGACACAAACGAATATCGTCGCGCCCTGCAATTTATCGATAAAACAAGTCGTGATTTTGCAATTCCGCAAGAAATTCTTACTCGTCAATTCACGAAATTAACTGCTTCTGTAAAAGGTGCTGGCGGAAATGTTAGAGATGCAGAGACTGCTTTCAAGGGCATTGCATCCGGTATTCGCGGCACCGGTGGTTCACTTGAGCAACTTGATTCTGCGCTAACTGCAACGTCCCAAGTTTTCAGTAAAGGCAAGGTTTCAGCCGAAGAACTTCGTCAGCAAATTGGCGAACGTTTACCTGGTGCCTTTAGTTTGTTTGCTCAGTCAATGGGCAAAACGCCTCAAGAGTTAGACAAAGCTCTTGAAAATGGTCAAGTAAGTTTGCAAGATTTTCAAAAATTTGCGGAAAAACTTTTTGCAGAATACGGGGAAAATGCAAAAATTATTGCCGATGGTCCAGACGCTGCTGGCGACCGTCTTCGTACTTCTCTTTCTCGCTTGAATGAAAGCATTGGCAGTTTGCTTAAGCCAATTGGCGCAGCTTTTCAAAATACGTTTGCGGCTATTGTTGGCGCAATTGATGCGGCGGTTCGAAAGTTAAATGAATTTTTTGGTCTCGGCAGGGGCAGGCAAGGGCAAATTAATGACTTGCAAAAAATTCTCAATGTAACAGATCAAAGAATTCAAGCATTTGAAAAACTTGGAGGAAAAGGCGGCACTGGTCTTGGACCAATTGAAAAAGGTCAATATGACGTTTTAGTCAAACGTCGCACGGAAACTTTTGCACAAGTATCTGCTTTACGTGCTGCTGAAAAAGCAGCGGCAACCGGAACAGGTGAACCACCAAAGGGATTGCCTGGAATTCAACCAGAAGCCCAAACAGACAAGGCTGCGGAAAAAGCAGCAAAATTGCAAGCTCGCCTAGCTGAACAAAGAAATAATATTTATCGCAAAAGCGAACAATTTCTCAAAAAAATACGAGAAACGACTGAGGACGTTTCACTGGAAACTCGGCTACTTGGTGGTAGTGCTTTTGAAGCTTTTGAAAATAATTACACTAAAGCCGTTCGTTCAGCCAATAAAGAAACGGAACAACTGCTTAAGCAAGTTTTTGATCTTGCCAAGGCGTATAAAGAAGCTGGTGGTGATTTAAATGTCACGCCTCTTGTCCAAGCAATTGATGATCTTAATGAGAGTCAAATGAACTTGGCAGCCGGTGATGCTGCACAAAAAATGAGTGATTACTGGCAAGGCTTGTCCGACACATTTATTGGTATTACAGATCAAACCTATGCAATGACTCGCGCTTTTGAATACAACAACAATGCCATTGCTGGTTTGGGCGATGGATTGCGTGGTTACGCCGACAACGTTGGCACCGTTAGGAACGCAATGGCTGAGCTTAGCCTGCGTGGCATCAAAGGCGTTGAGGATTCAATCACTTCACTGCTTGTCAATGGCACGTCTAACTTCCGTGAATTTGCCGTTGAAATTCTGGAATACACCACCCGCATGATTATTCAGCAATTTGTGTTGAAAAGCATCATGAGCGCAATTGGCTTTGGTCCAGCCGCTGCATCTTCTCTTGGCTCACCCCTTGCCAATGTTTCTCAGTTCAATGCCAGCGGCGTTGGATTCAATCCTTTGGCATTCACTGGCGGTTTCGGATTTGCCATGGGCGGCGTTATGACCGGCAGCGGTCCGCTCAAGCTTCGCCGTTATGCAGGCGGTGGTATCGCCTCCAGCCCGCAGCTTGCAATGTTTGGCGAAGGAAGTCGCCCCGAAGCCTACGTGCCTCTGCCCGACGGTCGTACTATCCCGGTCACCATGAAGGGTGGCGGGGTCGGTAATGTTGTGGTGAACGTCGACGCCAGTGGTTCTAGCGTTGAAGGCAACAACGGTCAGGCCAACCAACTTGGCAAGGTAATCGGTGCTGCTGTGCAGGCAGAATTGATCAAACAACGTCGTCCTGGAGGCTTGCTTGCGTAATGGCTACTTTCAACGACGCCACTGTTGGCACCAGCACCGGTGGCACCACGCCTGACTTTGGCGTTCAAAAGCAATCACAACCTGTTGTCAATGCCGTCAAGTTTGGCGATGGTTACGAGCAACGTGTTCAATTTGGTATCAATCAAAATCCCAAAAAATGGGATCTTACTTGGAGCGCCAAGAGCAATACTGACGCAACAGCGATTGAAGCGTTCTTTGATGCTCGCGGTGGCACAGAAAGCTTTGACTGGACGCCGATTAATTCTGCAACTGCATACAAATGGGTGTGCAGATCTTGGAATCGCAGTTTTGATCTTGCGGACATTAATACGATCACTGCCACGTTTGAGCAGGTATTTGAAGCATGACGACACCAACGTCAATCCAAACAGAGATCCAAAAGCTGGATCCGTCAGCCATTATCGAGCTGTTCCAGTTGCAGCTCACACTGGCGGTTAACGGGATTGACACCACCTTCTATTACCACGCTGGCACCAACGCCCTGACTGGCAACGTGGTGTTCCAAGGTATTACCTATAGCGCCGCGCCAATCGAAGTAGACGGCTTTGAGCTGACTTCAAAGGGAACGTTGCCGCGTCCCACCATGCGGATTGCCAACGTCACCGGCGCGATCTCATCCTTGCTGCTGACCTACAACCCACTGCAGGCAAAGGTCACCCGCATTCGCACCTGCAAGAAATTCCTCGATGCCGTCAACTTCCCTGGTGGTGTCAACCCAACTGCCGACCCAACCGCCAAGTTCGAGGATCAGGTCTGGTACATCGACCGTGTATCAAAGGAAAATATCCAGCTTGTCGAATTTG